GACAACTCAACACCTTTTAGCTGCGGCGGTAGTTCTAGCTGAGCAGCTCTTAAAAAATGGCTATGCACTGGCGGATTTATGAGGGGATCCCTCAGTGCAAAGTACCCTTGGCACTGGTTGTCGATTTAGAGTATGCAAGGATTGCAGATACTTGTTTTTGAGTTAATTTCTTACTGATATCTCGCAAGTGTTCTGCACACATAACAATCTGATCATGTAAGCCTGGTGTTCTCGATTGGTCCTTAAATCTTAATCCATTTTTTTCTATATAGGACGCTACGCTCAGTTCAATAAATACACGTAGCATAATTGAAACAGAGTTGATGGTATCGTTAAAAGTAAGATAAGACTTAAGCTCTCTAAAAATACGAGAGCATTTTTTATTTCCTTCAAAATTCAATCTTACGTTTGCTGGAATCAATGAGTCACGATCAGGTTTCGGTGTAGGCTTTGGCTTAGGTTTAAAATCGTCAGATTGCTCTTCATCAGAACGTTGAGAATTCCCTTCTCCCGTTGAATCATTAGCTGCATGCTTCTGATCTTCATCATCTCGATGAGCCGCACTATCAGTTTGCTCTGAATGTTGGTTAGTTATGTCAAGATCTGATGCTGATGTCACATCTATTACTTTCCAAGGTTTTTCAAGAGTTGTAGTAGAAGCGACAATTCCTAATTCTTCGATAAAACTTTTTCTATCCAGTGAACTTCTAATCCTATTGACAGTAAACAAAATCTTTCCGTCTGAATCCTTTTCTAACATCGTTTCAAGGATTACTTTCACTGCATTTTTGAAGTGCTGGTATGGTTGCTCACAATACAAATAACCATTGAATAGTTGAAGACCCAACACCTTCTTAACGTTTGAATCTCCAAAAACACGCTCAATATTAGTTAATCTCAGGTCAGATTTACGCTTGACGATATCCTCGAAGCCTGTTTTTTGAGACTCCAAGAACTTGAATATTTGCAGTTGTTGAGACAATTTTCCGTGTTTTGCTGAATACTTCTCTTGCTCGAGAGTTGTCCAGCCTACACGGCTGATACCGTCATTTTGACCAGTATGCTTCAATTCTACCCAACGCTCGTATGTATTGTCTTCATCGACATGACAATCAACAAATGTTATGGCCTCTTTAGAGATCTTCTTTAATCTTCTGAATTGTTTAACAAATTTTTCATCTGGAGCAATTTCAGGATTAGCAAGCAATTTTAAAACCGTTAAACGACGGTTGCCTTCCGCAGCGACATAAAAACCTGGTTCTTCTTCACTTTCATAAACAATCAAATTTTCAGAAGGGTCTAAACCATTCTCAGCTATATCTTTAGCTAACTTCATGATTTGAGTTGACATTCTAGGCAACTTAAGCATTGTTGAAATAGCTTCGCGCTGTGTTTCTACCTCGTTAGGAAAGCGAGGATTACTAATATCCAGCAATAAATTACTAACATTTATTCTTTTTATATTCGCCATTTTTATCCCTTAGAGTCCGTTCAGAAAGCACTATAAGCTGGCGATAATACTACTAAACAGACCTAAAAACCTCAATGTAACTTACAGATTAAGCTACTAAAACAACCGCCTCTGCTTTCTCGCCACAAACGCTGTGCGCTGCTCCGCAACTATCTGGCTGACACGACGCTCGCTGAGGCCATACTGGCGGCTGAGCTGTTCCAGGTTATTGCCCTTAAACTCGCGCCAGATGCGGATATCGCGCAGGGCCACTTTAAGGCGTTCGCCGCTGGGGATATACATATCACGCCCGCCAAGGTAGCCGCCGATGAGTGTAGCCAATTGCTCGGCCAGTGCATCTGCATCGTTTACGCCTCGGCTACGCAACGCACTGCGCAGCAGCTCGCACAGGCTTTGCAGGTTAGCGGGCCAACGGCGGGTAAACTCGCTGCGCTCATCTTCGTTTAAACTGGCGAGTGTCAGTAGAGCTTGCTCCAGTTCGCCGCCATCGTTGCCCAGCAGCTCCAACTGTTCATCGTTATCTGGTGGTAATGTATCGGTCATTCGCAGCATCCTTGTTCGGCAGGTATGCCGTGACCTTCGTACGCCGCGACCACTTGCTCATAACTGGCAGGATTGCCATAACGGTTCAGTGGCGGCTGTTCGCCTCGCGCCTTGATACGCTCAAGCAGTTCACGCCGATGCCAACGTTTGAGGCTTTCCAGTAGTTTGTGGGCCGCTTCGTCTTCTAACCAACGCACTGAATCAACGCCCTCACCCACAGCCCGTTTGGTCATGCGGCGCACGTAGGCATCCAGTGCGTTTTCGCTGGGGTCAGCCACTATCAAGTGGTGGCCCATGGTGATCCACACAGCAATGATCTTGTCGATAACGGCGTTTTTATGCTGACCAGAGGGCTGGCTTAAACGGCGTTTAACGCCACGTTTATTAGCTTTGGTGACTGGTTTAAACCCTTTGGTTTTCAGCAGGTGACTGATTTGCTCCAGTTCGCCCAGGGTCATCTGCCGCAACGAGTCTTTATGCACAGCATCTTTCAGCATAGCGCGGTAAGTATGCTCATCCAGTTGCAGCGTGTTTTTACCCACGTTTATCAGCTTAATCAGCTGTTTTTTACGGGCTTCAACTTCAGGCGTCATACTCTTCGTCCTCATCTTCTTTGGTGACAACCACCACTCTGCGTTTAACCTTGGGCTTTTTGTGCTCCCGCCAACCGCAGCAGTGCTGATCTAGCCACTGTTCTGCACGTTCACGACGCACAACAAGACCTCGGCCTTTGATGGGTAAACGGCGCATCACATAGTCCATTAGTTCTGTTGCATGTCGTGTCATGATCGTTATTTTCCAAACGGTGCTAAATGGTTATCCACTGTAAGTGCAAATAAGTTAGCTTCCGAAAGTCCAAATTCAGCAGCTTCATCAGCTGCTATTTCCAGTGAAATACCAATCTGCTCTGCAGCTAAATGATTGGGAACATAAGTAACTGTGCTTACTTTTTCTGTTGTGTGTTTTACGGTTACTACACCCCAAGCAGTGTTAAATGATTTCATTATTTCCTCGGCTGCTCATCAGTACCGAGCCACCACGCTCGGCAGACCAGCCCGGCAGTGCCGGGTGGTTTCGCTTGCTACTCATGAAATGCGGAAGTTCTGTCCTTAGTGACGATCTCTGCACTTGCCAGCGACAGCGTGCTGCAGATGATCTCGCGGCGGCGAATAGCGGTTGCGGTTGCCACACCGCGCAAGGACTGCAACATGGCACCGCCAGCGGCAACGCAAACCTCTGGCTGCTCAGTGGCCATACTCAGTAGCTGTGCATGCAAATCCACGTTAGACAGGCCAAACAGCTCTGCCACCAGCAACTTAAAACTCACCTGATCTTTGGCTTCGCCGACCTCTTCCAGCAGTGCTTTGATGTTGGCTGACGTCAGCGGTGCATCGAGCACTTCAGCGGCGTAGTTAACATGTGGTTCCATCATGCGGCCCTCACTGTTTGCCTGTTAGCCGCTTCAACCCGGCGACCAAAGGTGCGGCAGAATTCTTCTCGACGGCAGCACCACTCTTGGTTTGCGCCATGGTTGGCGGCGTGACGGGCCATCACCCAATAGTCAGCGGCATCGGTGAAGCGTCCGCGATGCTCCAGCTCGACAGCCGTTTCTGCCGCTGCGCGATAACCGGTACTCAGTTGATGTTTCATAAGGTTCTCCTTGATAGTCCGTAGTTACAGCTTGGCGATGTCGAGCGGGATATTGACGTACTTATCCTCTGCGTTGCGCTCTTTGAAATTGAGGTACATTTTTGAACCGACAACGCGCAATGCGTCATCAATGGCTTTCATGGATTCCACCCACCTTTCATCCTGTGAAATGTTTTTATACTGGCGTCTGAAGTCCATGATCTTACTGACGCTAATATTCCCTTCGTTGTCCGTTTCAAATAGGCCGTTAATGATGCTTTTCACTTCATTGCGAGAATCTTCCGACCATTCCTTCGCACAGGCTTTCATCAGATGTTCAGCGACTTTTAGCTCTGGCCCAAAGGTGAATCGGTCTTGATAGCAGATCCGAATCTGCTTTTTACCGTCAAATGAAGTGAAAGACGCACCGCCTTTTTCACCGCCGATTTTGGTGTTGTACTTTTCAGCTATGAGTTCTTGGAATGCCATACATTCGCCGTACACTCGCTGTTTAAACTCGCGTAGTGTTTTTTGAATTGCTTCAGCCTCAGTGACGAGATTAAGAACAAAGGCATTCATCTCTATGTCGTAAGCATCTACCTCACTTTCAATAACAAGATGGCCTTTGCGGTTTTTCATGTAGCCAGCAGGGATTTGATTAGTTGTCATGATTCTTTCCTTCTCAGTTCAAATGCCAACGAATGACGTAACCGTAAAAACGGCAGGCACCAAAGCGGCGGCGAATGCCATCCATGCTTTCAGTGATATCAACAGCCATACGTTCAAACTCGGCACTGGGGCGGTCGATGGTGATCACCCGTTTGCCCATGGCCATTACGTTCATGCTGCGCAGGTGCAGTGCGCCTTTGATGTCAATTTTTGAAGTCCGGTTTTTCATGGTCTCTCCTTCAAAATGCGGTTCAACTTGGTACCAAGGTGCTTTAGTTCGGTTTTCAGTAATTGGATTAACACCGACTTGTCTTCACCGGCCTGCATGGCTAAACGACGAATAGTGCCCTCCGCGTCATATTCATTGCGGCGGCTGGTGAGGCTGGACTGCACACTAAACACCTGCGCAGCATCCAGACTGGAAAATGGACAGCCGCCACGACAAGAGCGATACAGCTTGATCCTGATAGGACTGCCAGTGGTGCGAGTATTGGCCTGATGCGCCAGACACTCGTTCAGCGGTATTTCTCCCAACACTGGACAGGTCACAGTGCGGTTCATGTAGGCCCCTTCCACCAATTTTTGCATCCGCTCCATGTCACCTGGGTATTTACCGCCAAGTACCTGGCTGACCGTGGTACGCGAAATCTGCAGCTTTTCAGCCACGGCTTTTTGGCCGTGCAATTCAGCCTGTTCGGCCATTACATCAAGCCACGTCATGCTGGATCTCCTTGTTCAAATTGGCATCGAACAAACCACCTTTTTGCCGCTTAGGTGCAATTGGGCCAGTGTCTTTAATCAGCTTAAAAACCGCATATTCACCAATGCGTTCATGATTCGGTAAATGGCTTGGCCGACCACGCAGTTGGCGTACATAACCAAACTGCATCAGCAGGTTGCAGTAGGTACGGGCAGTGCTCATGCTGACCTCTGCTGTGGACACTAAATCTGGATAAGTGAAGGTGCGTAGAATGCGCATTGACTGCCAAACACACTGCTGCCCGGTACCACGCCGATGTTTAGGGGCATTACTTTGGCCGCGCCCGTTGTACGCTACCCCGTTAATGGCTTTGTAGCGTTTGGGGGTAAACCCACCGATAAACCGCTCACCCGTTGGATAAGCTGTCACTTTGATGAATCCGCGTTTTTTTAACGCCTGGATAATGGTTGAGCACCGCTTTGACTCAAGCCCTGTGGCCTGTGCCAGCTCATCCCTGGTAAAACTGTTCTGGCTCTGGATCCATATCCATGCCTGTTTTGTGTTATTCGCCATATTCGTTCCCTAAAGATGACTTAACCCACGACTGCACTGACGGCAGGGTTAAGGCTGTGCTAACGCCGAAATTCCAAAAACAGAGGCTGATCACCCCAGTTTTCTAACGTGACCACATCCATGTCGTTGGCGATGGCAGAACGTTCTATTTTTTCGAGCGCAGTTAGAATACGGCGCACCTCGCCACCACTGCGTTTGCGAATGTGTTCCAACATGTCATCGCTAACGGTGATACGTTCGTCCAACAGTTGTTCGGCAAAGCTGTGCACATCGGATAAGTCGGCAGGTTGAAACTCCACCCACTCGCTGACGCGGTTAAATAGTTGCTTGCGGTGGCTAATACGGCGGGCAATCTCTTCCATACCAACGAGCACCACGGGCTGCTCGGTGGCATCGTAGAGATCGCGGATGGTTTCCATGATTTTTGATTGACCAACAATGTGGTCAGCTTCATCGATAAACAGTGGCAGTTGCCGCTCGTTCATGCGGTCAACGATGAAATCCACACTTTTACGCAGTGGATAGAGCATGTCTGCACCGATTTCTTCCATGACTCGTGCAAGAAAACTGCTTGGCGTATCAGTGGCGTAGCAGCGCACATAGATAGCATTCATGGCACCTAGCTGGTTGATAAGCCAGCAGATAGTGGTTGTTTTACCAAACCCGGATGGCCCATGAATAAGGCCAATACCTGGAGTGATTGACGAACGGCCCTGCAGGTTCTCCATGAGTTCTAGGCAGGACATTACGTTTTTAACCTCGACAACACAGTGTTTCATTGCTATATCTCCTATTGCTATATCAAAAAGGACATTGGACGTCCCAATCCAAGCCGCCACCTCAATTGGCGGCTTTTTTTGTTGCCTCTTTCAGCTTGTCTAGCCGTTTGGCAAACAGGCGATACTTATTGCTGCTCACGTTCAGTGAGTTCGCGGCTAATGCTTTCCAGCGTCAGTTCTTCGGCTTTCTCATGTTCGGTACGCATCACACTGGCGTGGGATTGGTTAACTCGTGTCGCGGCTTCGCCCAGCATTGCTGCATCGCGGCTGAGGTTGACGAGCTGACGTTCGCTGTCGGTAGACTTGGTCATTACCTGCTGAGTAAGTGCGGCGATTGCCGGGTTATCTGTGATGGACTCACTTGGAATGAAGCTGGTGAGATTGCCGCGTTCTGCAGCTGCTTTCGCTAAACCTTCAGCAGCCAAAGTGTCGATATTAAATTTGACCTGCAGCTCACGTGCAGCACGGCGGAAGCTGGACAATACCTTTTTGTCCTCTTTACGGGCTTGGCGGAAAGCGGCGGGGTCGATATCACGGCCAACCAGATCAAGGTTCACCGCCTCAATACACTGTTGCCAGTCTTCCAGGGAATAGATAGTTGCGCGGCCAACATCGGAGGGATCGAGAAATACGCGCACACGTTTACGGTCCCACGCGGATTCCATCAGCTCTGGTGCGGTATATTTCACGCTGCCAGCTTTAACACCACCGCGCACGACCGTGGCATCATCGATATAGTTAAGGAGCAAATCCAGCGCATGCGGGTTGGCAACATGTTTGGGTTTGTAGCCACTTTGGCGGATCACTTCAAAGGGAGTTTTTCCTTTTAAATCGCCTTTAAAACCGTCATGAACATCGTGCATGTATTCATATTCAATCCAGTCATCAATCATCTTCTGCAGCTCTTCTGGCGTGAGCGCTAAAGACAGGCATTCCGCTTCATTGGCAGCTTTATTCTTGCCACCGATGCGTTGGGCAAAGGCTTTTGCCGCTTCTATTTGTTGGCGATCTGAGACACTGTGGCCGATGTAAGCTGGCAACAGCTCAAATAACACTCTTGATAACGTGCCAAAGAAACGCTCGATGAAGGGCTTTTCCCACCCCGAAAATGGTCGGGTACGTGATTGGTCGTACTCCAGCATGTTGAAAATTGCAGATACACGCTGACTAACGTAATCGCTACCGTTATCGGTACGGGCCACACCGTCTTTTTCCAACATGCCCCACTGCAACATGCAGCGACGTAGCAACAGACAAATCCCTTCACTGCTAGATGTTGGGGTGATTAACACCACCGGGCGGCGCGTCCAAACATCGATAGCAGCAACAACTGCATAACGGCGTAATTTGCCATTTACGTTGAGGTTGACATCCGTAGGTGAAGAGTCAAACTCCCACACCTGATTAGGGCCACTGAGCCACGGGTACATAGTGCCGTACAGAGGGCGGTGCGAATTGTTGTACGCATCGGGATTAGTTAGGGAGGTGAAAGCGGCGATATTCTCATCACGCCACCGCAGCAACCAACGGCGAATGGCGCTAACAGATGGCACCGTCCAGCCGTACTCATCTGCTTTTTTTTCCGCTTCCTTGTGTACCTTCTTGGCCTGTTCTAAAAGGTGTGGCTTACCAGTTACCAGTGCAATGAGAAACTGCTGCAGTGAGTGCTGATCGTTAAGACTAATCGTTCTTGCACCGCCACGATTGTCCACTAACCCCATTAGCCCTTTGCTGTCATAACCTTTCTGCCAACGGTAGAGAGTTGAAACTGGAATGTCTTTTTGTTGGGCGAATATCGCAATGCCCTTAGTTCTGCTGTTTGCTGCGATAAATGGGGTTAAAAACACGGCCAGTTCAGCCAGCAGTTGCTGCCGCTCGAAAGCACAATCCTGCTTAGTTTTTGGCAAAGCCATGAATTGCTGCTGCAGCGTTGTTTTTACCGCAACAGATTGGGTGGTTGGTATCTCGACAACTTGGCGAGCTGCTGCGACTTCTCGACGAGTGCTTTCTTTGAAAGCCTGTTGTTGCAGGTGCGCCTGAGTTAACGCTGGCAAGCTACTAATGTGGTATTCAAACCCTTTGCCTTTAACCTTTTTGCGCGTCTGCCAACTTCCCTTCTCAGCGAGTATGCGAACATTTCTGTCTGATGCCGGACAACCAGGTAAACCTGCGAGTTCCTTAGAGGTGAACCATTCGTTCATAGGTCATCTCCGTAATCGAAACTAACACCCAGCGTTTCCGCTAACTCTTGCATGATCTGCCTAGCGAGTTTGCGTTTAGGAATACGTTTGGTTTTAGGAGCAAACAGATGCACATATTTCTGCACGGTACGAGCGCAATAACCTTTTTCCAGCGCCCAGGTTCTAAGGGAATAACCACGCGCCATTAGTGCTGCCCGAATTTGATAAGCACTTTGTATGTCCATTTTTTTTCCTGTGGTAACATGCAAAAACGTACGCATTACGAAACCTATTTAGTATCAGATAGGTAAAACAATCACTCACAAACATACGCATTGCGTACATTTGTGATTATATTTGATCACTTTTATACGCATGACAAGTGATTTTTGTTGATCCGATTGTCAGTTTTTTAGTGGGTATGAATAACCTGACTTAAGGACTTGATTTTTAATGACTGTTACCGACACAAAAAAAGACGAAGAGAATTGGATCGATGATCCGATTCTCAATGAGCAAATCGGATCAATCCCGGTTCGATTGCAGGAAATAATTGGTGACGAAAGCGTTAGAGAAGTTGCGCGCAATGTAGGGGTTTCTGAAGGTGCTCTGCGCACGTTCTTGAAGGGCAGAACGCCAAAACTTCCAGACATCATCAGAATTGCCAAATATAAAGGTGTGAGCTGGGTGTGGTTAGCTACTGGTGAAGGGGCTAAGTATCCAGGTGCTCAAACAGACAATGAAGTGGCTATCTGCCCTGGCGATGAATTTGATGAAGAGTATGCGTTGATCAATGGTTTTCACTCCCAAGTAAGCGCTGGTCATGGGGCCGTATGGGATGATGAGAAAATCAGACGCAAACTGGCATTCAGAACCAAGTGGCTTCGTTTCCGTGGCCTACAGCCAGAAAACTTGCGTGTCGTATTTGCTAAAGGTGATTCAATGGAGCCCACCATTCATACCGGCGACTCCATTCTGGTTGATATTACTCAAACTGTTCTGACAGATGGCAGCATCTTTGTCTTGCGTCTGGGCGATGAGCTTTATGCCAAGCGTTTGCAGAAACACGTTGATGGTAGCGTTACGATCTTAAGTGATAACAAAGAATATCAACCGCAAGTTGTAGCGCCTGCAGATTTGCAGATACTCAATATCGTTGGCAAAGTTGTATGGATCGGAAAAGACGTTAAATAATTCTCATATAGGTGTATCGAGTCCATGGAGCGGACGCGCTTTTCTCATTTTGCCCGCATTACCTAACATCCCTTTAAACCCACATTAAACGCCTCTCAAACCCTTATAAACTCTAGAAGCCGCTCGCCAGATCCAACCAACTCCCGGCTGATCCCATATTTCTCATATTGATTGGTCGGTTACAGAACTATAGCACTGGGCAACATGCGAAACCGTTTCGAGCACAATGAGAAAGTCC